GGTCTGATTACACTAGCCAACTTGGCCGTGTTGCATCTATCTCGGCCGTTGCAGGAGTAAGCCTTGACGAAATTAATGCGTTTATTGCCGCTGCAACCAAAAATAGTGCAACGGCTGAAATTGCATTCACGGGGCTAAGCGCAACACTGTCAAACATGCTTAGGCCGACAACGGAAAGCGCCGAAGCTGCGGCAGCATTAGGCATCAATTGGAACTTAGCCGGCATTCGCGGCGAAGGCTTTGAGAGTTTAATGGGCAAGCTCGGGATAGCAATGCAGAAAAACCCTGTGTTAGCGAACAAAATGGTTGGCGGCCAGGAAGCGGTCAGAGGTGCATTTGCTGCAGCAGCCAAAGGCGGTAAAGATTACGCCATGATCCTTGAAGGATTAGGCGGCGCAGCAGGCAAAACTGATGCTGACTTTCAAACAATGAAAGGTAGCCTTGAGAATACACTCAAAGCATTAGATACATCATTTAAGAACCTAAGCGAGGCACTGGGTACAGCGTTTGGGCCGACGGTTGTGATTGCCGTACAAGATATAACCAAAGCAGTCAATGGCTTTGCTGACTTTATGGCGATGGTGCCGCAGCCGGTGATGAATACAGTAGGAACAATCGTAAAATTAGTAGCACAAATACTACTAGTTCAAAAAGCTATTCAAAGTGTTATTGCGCTTAAAGCAGGTGTAACGGGAATGCTTGGCGCCACCGCTGCTTCTGCCACCGCTGCTGGAACCGCTGCTGGTGGGGCCGCTACCAAGGTCAATATGTTAAAAGGCGCAATGCTTGGATTGCTAAAGTTCGGATTAGTAACCCTAGCTATAGAAATTGTTGTTAGCGGCCTAGGCAAGCTAGCAGAAGTGCAAGCAAGGATGAACGCTATCACAAAAGGTTCAACAAAGCAATTTGCTGAACAGGTTGGTGGCAGCGCAACATCACGACAAGAAATTCAAAACCTACAAAAACAAAACCGCGAAGAGCGTGCTCGCAGAGTAAAGGAACAAAAAAGCGTACGCTTCCCGATGCTTACCGCGCAAGATGACATTGCAAGGCAAGCCATAACACAACTTGATACTCGATTTGCCCAATTGCAAACAATGGGCGAAAGAGCAAGGTTTGCAACGCCAGCGGATCGAGCGAGAGCAGACGCTACATCAGTAGCCAACGCCATGGACACGCCTGCCACCACAGGCGGCGCCAAGAAAGGCACCGGCGCAAACAAAGCTGCAAACGATGCCAAGCGGGCGCTAGAAATCCAAAAGCAGCAATACCAAGTTGCTGATGATCGCAATACTGCGTTGAAGGATACGTTTGCGTTATTGCAGCAAACGGAAGCAGTTGCCAAGCGAGAGCTAGAGCTTGATATAAGGCTAGGTCAAATTGCCCGCGAGTTTAACACTCTTAAAGAGGAAGCAAAGAGTGCCGATGAACTTGCAATGGTTAGCCTAAATGAAAACCTTGAGAAGAAAATTGCCGAACTTGAAGCCGAGCGTGAAATCAATGAGCTGTTAATAGAGCGTGCCACGCTAGTCGCCAATCTAGTCAAGGCTTCTAGTATGCCTACGGTTTACAACGAGCTAGAAACGCAAGATGCAGCACTGCAGGCCATCCTAGATAAGTATCCAGCTATTGGCAGCGCCGCTGATGCTGCTGCAACATTAGCTACATCCGGCATGGCTGCAATGATTGATGGCACAAAATCAGCGCAGGAGGTATTTGCTGAGTTCCTAAATACCATCGCCAATGCGTTAATGCAAACTGCTGCCAAGATGATTGCGCAGTACATTGCAATTGGTATTGCTAGGATGTTTGCTGGCATGGGTGGCTCCGTGCCTACAGATGCCGGAGGATGGGCCACTTCATTTGCAACTCCGCAACCAGGTATAGGAACAGGCTTTAACTTTGACGCTGGCGCCATGACTGGAGGAATGCCTTGGTCGTTTGGCGGCGCTATGGCCAAAGGTGGACCGGTATCCAGCGGGCAGACTTACATGGTGGGCGAGCGTGGCCCGGAGCTGTTTGTACCAGGCCGCAGTGGCACCATCGTCGCTAACGATAAGATGGGCGGCGGCAACACTAATGTGGTCGTAAACGTAGACGCCAAGGGCAGTAGCGTAGAAGGTGATGAGCAAGGCGCTAACCAGCTTGGGCGCGTCATCAGTGCTGCAGTACAGTCGGAGCTAATCAAGCAACAACGACCCGGCGGAATCCTGGCACGCTAATGGCTACCTTCCCTGATTACAAACCACGCGTTGGCGCAAGCAAAAGCAGCGCACCCACCGTACGCTCCACCAAATTCGGCGATGGCTACGAGCAGCGCGTACGGTTTGGCCTAAACCAAGATCCAAAGGAGTGGACGCTGGAGTGGAATGTAACTGAAACGGTAGCCGATGAAATTGAAACCTTCCTAGAAGCCCGCGCTGGTGCCGAGTCCTTTGACTGGACACCACCTGATACCAGCACCAGCTACAAGTGGATCTGCAGCGAATGGCAGAAGACCATTGATGAGCCACTGCGTGGTGTTATTCGGGCTAAGTTCAAACAAGTGTTCGAGCCTTAGATATGGCCGTACCTGTATCAGACCTACAGTCGGTTGCGCCCAGCGCCGTCATTGAGCTATTCCAGCTAGAGCTTAACGCAGCGCAACATGGCGTTAACGAAACCTACTACTTCCACGCTGGCGTTAATGCAACCAACAGCGGCGACATCATCTGGAACAGCCAAACGTATCTAGCATTCCCGATTGAAGCGACGGAGTTTGAATATACGGGCACTGGTTCACTGCCCCGGCCAAAGCTGCGCATCAGCAATATCTTTGGCACCATCACAGCAATTTTGTTATCCCTACCCGATGGTTTGCTTGGCGCTAAAGTTACACGCATCCGCACGTTGGCACGATACATCGACGGTGCTAACTTCCCCGGTGGCACCAACCCTTACGGATCGCCCGATAGCACAGCGGAATTTCCACGCGAAATTTTTTATATCGACCGCAAGGCATCAGAAAACCGCGACCTGATTGAGTTTGAACTTGCGGCAGTGTTCGATCTAGCTGGCATTCGAGCACCTAAGCGGCAGTGCATCGCTAATATCTGCCAATGGGTTTACAGGTCAGCAGAATGCAGTTATACAGGCAGCAGCTACTTTGATCAAAACGACAATCCCGTTGGCACGTTAGCTGCTGATGTATGCGGCAAGCGGCTTAGCAGTTGCAAGCGACGCTTTGGTGAGTTTGGTATATTGCCATTTGGTAGCTACCCAGGCATTGGCACTTTCTTCTCATGACCTGGCAAGATGACGCACTAGCCCACGCAAAGGCTGAAGATCCCCGCGAGGCCTGCGGTTTGCTCATCGTGCGCAAAGGGCGCCGCAAGTATTGGCCATGCCAAAACCTAGCAACTAGCCCCGATCAGTTCTTTGTGCTGGCGCCTGATGACTGGGCCGCTGCCGAGGATGCAGGCGAGATCATCGCCGTGGTGCATAGCCATCCAGTGACGCCACCTACGCCATCACCTGCAGATCGCGCCGCCTGCGAGGCTAATGGACTCCCCTGGTACATCGTCAACCCCAAGACCGAGCTATGGGGCGACTGCACACCATGCGGCTTCAAGGCGCCACTTATCGGCCGTGAGTGGGTGTTTGGCGTGCATGACTGCTGGACATTAGCCCGCGACTGGTATGCGGAGAACGGCATCGCCCTGCGTGACTGGGAACGCTGCGCCAGCCCTGAGCAGTTCCAGGCAGAGCCATACTTTGACCACTGCTGGAAGGACACCGGCTTCCGTGAGCTGGAGGAAGACGAGGATCTGGCGCCTGGCGACCTGCTGCTTATGAGCATCAGCAGCACTGGCCTCAACCATTGCGCCGTCTACCTAGGCGATCAAACTATCCTCCACCACCTGCAAAGCCGCCTGAGCAGCCGCGACCTTTATGGCGGTTGGCTACTAAAATGTACAGGAAGGAGGTTGCGTCATGCTGCGTAAAATCAAGCTGTACGGCAAGCTCGCAAAGTTCATCGGCCACCGCGTGCTTGAAGCGGATGTGGCTACTGCCGCCGAAGCAGTGCGGTTTTTGCTGGCCAACTGGCCGGAGCTAGAAGCGCACATGAGCGACCAGCACTACCGCGTCAGTATCGGCACCTACGACATCGACCTAGAAGAACTGCATCACCCTGCTGGCGCAGCACCCATCAGCTTTGTGCCGGTGGTGGCAGGTGCTGGTGCAGCGGGGCGGATTTTAGCGGGGGTCGCGCTCATAGCGCTAGCGTTTATACCCGGTATCGGAACTGCAACTGCAGCAGCTATTGCCGCAGGCGCAAAAGCCGGACTTACGGTTGTTGGCACAGCGTTGTTTGGCCTTGGCGCCAGCTTGGTGCTTGGCGGCGTAGCGCAGTTGCTTACGCCTGTTCCTAAAGTGCCGCAAGGGGCTAATGCAGAAGACGACCCACGCAAAAGCTACAGCTTTAGCGGCATCCAAAATACCAGTCGCCAAGGCGTGCCCGTGCCAATTGTTTACGGTGAAACGATTGTTGGTTCCGTGACGATCTCTGCTGGTATTGACACCGTGCAGGTGGCCGCATGACCAAGATTGCTGGTGGTGGTGGCGGCGGTGGCGGCAAAGGCGGCGGTGGTGGTGGTGCAACTCAGCGGGTGCCAACAGAAGAACGCGACAGCTTAAATTCAAGCCAATATATAACTGTTGTAGATTTGCTTAGCGAAGGT